CGTTCTGCCTCCTTCGTCTCGAGGACGAGCTGCATCACGACCCGCGCCTGTGCTTCATCTGCCACTGTCTGCACCTCCCATCCGGCGGAACATCTGCTCGATGCTCGCCATCGCTGCCTGATAGGCCGCCTCGTCCGTCACCATCGTGATGCCGCGGCCTGCCCATGCGTCATAGATCCTGCGCTGCGCCGGCGTGAACGCAGCGATCCGCTTCGGGTCGCGCTCGGAGCGGATGCGGACGGTCTGCCCGAGGGGCGTCTCCGGGGAGATGCCCGACAGGAGCGCCGCGAACTCGCCCCACGTCATGTCCGGCTCGCGGCGCAGGCGGATGCCGTACTGCTCCGCGAAGCTCGCCTCGATCAGCGCCCAGTCCTCGCGGGTGTCGTACCACTGCCGCTCAGACTGCGGCCGTCCCCTTCTGAAATCGCTCCTCCACGGCCTCGTAGCTGTCCTCGGTCGCGAGGGCGACACAGGCCATGAACACGCGCTGCCAGTTCTTCCACGAGAGCCCCATCGCGCCGAGCGCCCCCGCGGCCTCCTCGCCGAGGAAGAGCGCGACGCCCTGGTCGATGAGCGCGGCGCCGTCGAGCTTGTCGGCCATCTCCTGGAAGCGCAACACGGTGTCCTTCGTATTATCGACTTCATACTCTTTCCCGAGGATCGCCAGCACGGGGCGCTCCTGCACGGTGAGCTTGTCGGTCAGTTCAAATCGCATCTTCATCGTCCTCCTGTTCGATCATATCGTTATCATCATCATCCGGCTCCGGCGAAGGCGCTGCGAAGGACGCCGCGGATGCCAGCGGCGCGCCCAGAGCGCCTGTCCTTCATGTCGGGTCGGTGATGGTGGGCTTGCCGTTGGACTGGAGATCGGCCTCCAGCGCGCCGACATTGGTCGTATCGCCGCCGCCGTCGTTCTTGACGTTGACGACCATCTGCTGCTCGATCTGCGTCCCGCCGGGCATCGTCCAGCGGAAATCGGCGTAGGCATCCTGCCCCATCGCAAACTTCTTGGCCGCGATGGCGTCGTTGCCCGCATCGCCGACATTACGCTTGCCCTTGAGGGAGATGCTCCACTTCATGCCGGTCTTGAGCGCGGACGCCCAGCCGCCGTTCTCCATGGAGTACCACTCCTCGACGGTGCCGTCGAACGTGATGGAAAAGCCCTCGAGATCCGCGATCTCCTTGTATTCCTCCCCGACCTTGATCTCGAACTTGTTCTCGTGGACGGGGAATACACCAGTCGTAAATGCCATAGTTAAGCCTCCTTGTTGTAATAAATGACCGCCTCGATGACCTGCTCATAGACCGGCGACTCCGGCCGTGTACAGTCCACCGGGGCGGTGCTCGTCAGTGCGATCAGCGGGACCTCATGCCCGCCGATGACGGGACGGCGCACGGCACGGAGCCGGTCGTAGAGCGTCTGCGCGGCCGCCTGCGTCTCCCGGGCGTCTGCCGTCCAGTAGACGAGGACGGACACCGGCAGCACATCATAGCTCTGCGGTCCCAGCGCCCGAACGGCCGGCCTCGCCTGTCCGTCATAGATGCCGATACACCGCTCCTGCGCGGCGTCGATGCGCCCCACATAGGCGCGCGCCGCCTCCGGGAACACCGTCCTGAGCCAGTCCCGCACATCTGTTAGCTGCATCACTTACCTCCATACTTCTTCGCCCAGAGCGCCGCGTAGATCTGCGCCGCGCGGCCGGCTTCCCTGCCGCCGGGCTCCCAGTCCTCAAACCACCGCCCCTTGGCGTTCCTGTTCTCTCCCTGCCGGAAGTCGTACTCCGGGTGCATGTAGAGCCGCCGCGCGTAGGGCGTCGCGGCATTGATGTCCGCGCGCCGCTCCTCCGGGTGAGGGGCGACGTGGTGGGATGCCTCGAGCGTGCCCACGTCTTTCGGGATGACCTGCTCGTCGATGATCTCGCCGAGCAGCAGCTGCGCCGTCGTATCGAGCAGCGCCTGGTCGTACAGGACACCGGGCGGCAGTACGATTTTCATTCACGCCACCTCCAGTCGGATGTAGTTCACCGTCCCGTCGGGGTCGCGTGCTTTCTTCCCGGACGCGATGCGGCGCCGCGCCCCATCGAGCACGACCTCGCCCTCCGGGATCTCCGGAAAGTCCGGGCAGAAGTCCGCGCAGAAATAGAGCACCGCCGTCAGCGTGACCTCGGCGTGCCTGCGGTCATACGTCCGCTTGGACGACGACAGCCTGTGACAGTACAGCGACATCGAGGATGCACGCGCAGGCGCCCCGTCCTCCGTCAGTCCCTCGGCGAAGAGGGTGACGGTGACGAGCGTCGTGCAGTCCTGCGGGCGGACGAGCTTGGGATACTTCATACGATCACCTCAGCTCTCGGCAGCAGAGGTCCGTCTGCCGCAGCAGCGCCAGCACCTCCGCGGGCGCCGTGACGCCGGACTGCTGCACGACCTTCGCCCCGTCCCACGCCATCGACACATCGCCGATGCCGTAGGACGCAAGGGGCGTGTCGGCCATGTCGCCGTAGTCCGTGAGGAACGCCGCCTGCCGCGCGGTCGCCGCCTTGACGAGATCCTGCTGCATCTCTGTGAGCGCCTCGAAGCCGACAGCGCGGATGCGCTGGAACGTCAGGATGTCCACCTGTGCGGACGCCTGGTCAAGGAGCGCTGCCGTGTCGTCCCCGGCCTCGCGCCCAGTCAGCGCTGCGTACTCCCCCGGCGTGAGGTAGGCGTTCACTTCTTCCTGCCGGGCTTTTCCGGCGCGGGAGGGCTTGTGTCCTCTTCTCCGGCGCTCTCCTCCGGCAGCATGGAGCGCAGTCTGGCATTCTCCTCGAGAAGCGCGGCATACTGCGCATAGGGAACGGTCTTGCCCGGCGCATGCTCAATGACCCTGCCGGTCGCGTCTGCAATATCATAGCCGCGTTTCAGGAATTCCGACTGCTGCGCCTTGTCGGAAACCTCGTAGGTCTTGTTCTCTTTTACAGCGTACAGCATCACTTCACCCCCATTTTCAGGAATCTGCATTGACCGCGATACCCGGCGCCTTCTGCTGGAGCAGGAAGGTGTCGGTGAAATAGCGGTTCTGGTACAGGTACTTGTCCGCCGTTCTGGAATCGTGGCCGGGCGTGAATACCTGAATATAACTATATTTATCACGGGACACGACGCAGGACGGATGCACGAGCATCGTATTGATCTGCTTGGCCGTGGCCGCAGGGGTGCAGCCGTTCGTGAAATCATACGCGGTCTTGAATCGCGCCGAGGGCACCGTGCGCAGCGTCACATCGTCAATGCTGTGTACCGTGCGGTCGATCACGCCGGCAGCGCCGACGGAGAGCGTGCGGGTGATACCCTGTGCATTCTTCAGGAGCTTGCGCACGGCAGAGGTCAGATACAGGATGCGTCCCTCCTCCGGCACGCCCGCGTCATCCATCGCGGCCATCTGGGTGTCGAACCAGTCAAGGACATTGGCAGCCGTCAGGGTGGTCGTGGTATCGACAACGGCGCCGTTTGCCGTATAGGAAGCCGCCTGCGCATAGAGCTTGGAGAAGCGGTAGGAATCCTTCTCCGGGATGGCCTGCTGCTCCTCAAACTGATTGGTGATATTGGCGATGGAGAGCGCGAGGTCCGTCTCATCCACATCCATCGGATCGACGGCGAACTCGATGTCGCGGTCGTGCTCGAGCTTCTTGGGCTCCCAGCTGTTGGCCAGCGTACCGGTGTTGAAGCCGGTGCCCTGGCGGTTATGATCCTTGTAGCCGGACAGGGTGATGACGGGGAGCTTGATGGTCTGTGCATTGATGAACTGCACCTGCGGATTGGACTGGGTCAGCTCCCAGCTCACCAGCTCACGGGAATACTTCTGCGCGAGCTGCGTGGAAAAAGCGTCGGCGTAATTGTAAACTGCCATTGTGCATACCTCCTGTTAATTCCTGGTTTTGTTCCCGAACGCCCTTGCAAGGACGTCCTCATTCTGTGCTTCCTGCGAAGCCCTGGCGCCGATGCGGATGCCGGTCTGATTCCCGGGCGCAGCGGACTTGAATGCCGGCACATCGTCGAGCACCTTCTTGACGGCGGCGGCGATGTCCTCGGCCTTCCCGCTCTCCGGCAGCTCGACGAGCCGCAGCACATACGGGATCTGCTTCGCGTCCACGCCGAGCTTCACTGCCTCGATGGCCGCTGTGCGCTCTCCTGTGGCGCGCGCGAGCTGTGCGCGCAGACTTGCCACTTCGTCGGCAAGGGCGGCGTCTGCTGCCGCCTGCGGGCTCTCAGGGGCATCCTGCGGCGACGGCGGCTCTGCATCGGCGGATTTCGGCTCGGGTGCAGGCTCCGGTTTCGGATCCGCGGGCGTCTCCTGCGCTGCGGGCTCGGCGGGCGGATCGGCCGCACCGGGCTTGGTATTCTTCTCGTCTTCGTTCATGGTATCGCTCCTTTCGGGGAATGGGTATAAAAACAGCACCCCGGATGGGATGCTGTTTCACGGATGGGATTTACTTCTGCTCTGTGCCGAGCACCCGTCGCTCGATGCGATCCTCGACACGGCGGTTCAGCCACATGAGCGCTTCTTCGATGTGAGTCAGCGCACAGGCATTCTCACGGCAGGAGAATGCGCCGGACTGGAAGCCGCGCAGCCGGTCACGGACGATCTCGAGCAGGTCGGTGTCAAGTACGCCCGGCGTGCTGCCGTTCTCGTTCCGCGCGCCCTTCTGGAACTGGATCACGACCAGCGGCTCGGCGTCCTCACCGTAGCCCTGCGCGGCGTAGATGTCGTACTCGTGGCACGCGTTCCCCACGCCCGGCTCATCCGACGCAAAGACGCGGTTCAGCTTTTCACGCTTCTGGATGGTGGATAGTTCTCTCATAAGTTCCTCCTTTGGGGTATGACAAAACCGCCGGACGCGGGGTCAGGCGGTTTGTTTGTTGATACGGAATGGTTCTAATTCTGCTTCGGTCAAATCAATAAAGGCCTTTCCGGTCGCTTGCATATACTCTCTCACGCGACGGAGATCGTATTCAAACGGCTGGAAGCTATCCCGCGTTCCCACTACAAAGTGGTCACAGTCATACTGTTCCAAGTTGTTCATACTACTACCTCCAGTCAAAGTTGTAAGTATTCAAGATATTTAGCAACGCTTCCCCTTCAAAGCCAAACCGGTACGGTCTGTCCCTGGTACTGAAAGGCGTTGCTCCGAACTTGTTGACAAACAGCCGGAACAGGTCTTCGTTCGCTGCATCTGCATAAATAAAGCCGCCATAGCCTCTTTCAATCGAGATTCTTGCCGCGATCGCAAACAGATGGCCACCAACGCCGATGTATTTCTTATTTTGTCCTCTGTTATGCGGAGCAGCGTTTCCCCACTGCATGTACACACCCCAAGCGGCGTTATCGGGTCGGAGCGCTATCAGCCCTTCAATGATGTCACTGCCCTTTATATGCAGCGAATACACATCACAGTCCTCAGGAGCCTCATTCCATGGGAAATCCCATCCATACTCTTCCGTACATCCAGAAAGGGAGCCGGTATTATCGACACGTTTCGCTTCTGTTTCAAGAAGTTCGCCCGTCCGGGCATCTTTTAAGCAAGGGACAAATTCATCAGCATCCAAATTTATTGTACCACGTTCCAGATCTTCTGTCAAGTCGCTTTTTTCCGGCTCTGGCGGTGTAGGTGTCGGTTTTACCTCCGGCACCGTCTCCCGCACCTCGGCCTTCTCCCCGGCCTCCTCCGTCTTCTCTATGACCTCCGGCACGATCGGCTCGTCCGGAAGCTCATAGAGCTTCTCCCGCTCATAGTCCCGCCGGAGCACGACCGGCTCGGCATCGCAGAGGGTCTTGTTCGCCTGCTGCCACGAGCGGCGGCGGGCGGCGGCCTTCTCGCGCGTGCGGGCGTCGGGGGCATCACGTTCGGCGGCCTTCCACCTGCGGATCTGGCGCTCGTTGTACCGCTGCTTCTGCGTCAGATCGTACCGGCGGACGGCCTCGTCCCTGTCCTCGGGCGTGACCTCCGGCATTTTCGAGATGCCGGGGAGGAACATGTGCGGCGAGCAGTTGCACTGCGGATGCAGGAACCCCGCCGCGATCGCCTCGGACAGCAGCGGCACGCCCAGTTCGGCGGCCTCCTGCGCCGTCCCGGAGCAGTACACATCATCCACCAGCACGCGCCCCATCCACGGCGCGCACCTCCGGCACGCGATCCCGGACGGCGGCACGAGCACCGTATGGATGCCGGCCTTGTCGCGCGCCCTGCCCTCGCCCGCCATCCGCGCCCGGACGTTCGCAGTCCGCAGGGCCATGCGAGCGTAGGAGGACGCCTCGACCTGCGCACCGTTCCGATACGTCACCGCGCGGATGCCCCTGGCGCGCATGTCCTCGACCGCCATCTCGACCGCGTCCTTCATCGTCCCGGCGCCGCTCTGGAGGTAGACGTTCGCGTCGAACACCGCCTTGCGGTAGACGTCGTCGGCCTTCCGCAGGAGCGCGTGCTCGGCGGTCGAGAGATCCTGCCGGGTCGCGGTCAGGAGCGCGTCGAGCTTGGCATCCGGGATGTCGAAGAACTCGTCCGCCTGCTGGATGCCCGTCTGCAAGAGCGTCTGCTCCGCCTGTGTCTCGGCAGAGACGGCAGACTGCTGCAGGAGCGAGATCGCGGCGTTGTTGATGCGCGTGAAGTCTTTGGTATGGCGTTTGAGGTTCGCCGCGCTCCATCGCCGGATGGACGCGAGCTGCTCCGTTTGCCACATCGTCCAGTCGAAGCCCTCGCGCCGCTCCTCACCGACATGCCGGAGCATGTTCCGGCGGATGGATCCGAGCAGGATGTCCTCGATACGTTTCAGCGCATCCCCGATGTCATACGGCATTTAGAACACCTCGCCCCCGGCAGGCGCCATCCCATCTGCGGCCTCGAGCCTGCCCAGCTCCTCGGCCTTCCACTGTGCTGTCTTGGTATCGCCCCAGAGCTCGTCCACGATCGCCTCGTTCGAGATAATGCCGGTCGTTTTGGCGCGGCCGAGCGTTTCGACCTGCGCTTCAAAGCTCGGGTTCGCATACTCCCCGAACGGCACCGTGATCTCCGGCACCTCGACCGCTTCCCCGCGCACTGCGCCGTCGAGCCAGAGCATCGCGGCGAAGAGCTGCGGGAGCACCTTCTGGAGCACCTGCACGATCCGGGCGCGGGAGTAGAGCGTTGTCTTCTCCTTCTCGCGCTGCGCTTCGGCGTTGTCGAGCTTCTTGACGTCGATGCCGAGCGTGGACGGCGAGATGATGCCCTGGAGCGCCAGGTCGAGCGCGGTCATATACGCGGACAGATAGCCCTCGTA